TCAACTGCAATCTTTGGTGTCATGTTGTATGTCCTAGCATCAATGGTTTCAAAGGGAGCTTGAGCATATGTATGATCAGACTTAGGTAAGAAAGCAATACCACTAATCTTATCAAAGTTTTTCCATACCCAATTACCAACCTCAAGAAACTCATCCTCAGTATAGGATACAGTGATACTTGGTTTGTGATGGCAGTAGTATTGTTGGTAGTCCATCCATAGATTCAAATGTTCCATAGCCCCAAGGCTAAGGGAGGTTGTTGTATCTACTGGAGCTTTCTGAGGGAACGTAAGCACAGCAGTAGACGCAGGATTAACTACGCAATCTTCTACCAAGATATTCTGATCCTTCATAAGTTGATACAAAGGATCTTTCTTGTCAATGCGTACACGTCTGAAGTAGAACTCAGAGTACCTAGGATGCAATCCACTTGATGCGTTGGCAAGGCAACTAGTAGTACCCTCAGGCTTGATACAACAGATAGACTTACTAGGTTCAATACCAAGTCGCTGTGACCAAGTAAGGTTAGTGTATTCAGCTGTCTCCTTGAGTACCTCTAGTGTGTACTTAAGCTTAGCTGATCCTTCCTTACCTGACATCAACTTGTTATCAAAGATACCAGTCATTGATACACCAAGCAAACGTTCCTCTGTACAGTTCTTCTTCCACTCAGGCTTGAGATATGGGAAGTAGGTAAACATACTTTGAACTGTTCCAATAACAGTAGCTTGTTCAATCTTTCTATTGATTGTTTCAAGTGTATCTGTCTCACGTACTACTACGGTAGACAGGTTACAGAACTGCATAGGACGGAGAATAATCTCAGAGCAAGGATTAGTTCCTAAGGAATACTTAGTATCTCTTCCTGCCTTATGCGCTAAATCAGTCATAGCCTTACGGTTGACAATACCACGCTCACCACTATGGGAGTTGTACAAATCAGTCCACTCTTCCATGAACTGTCCCATGCTTGGGCGGTCATTGTAGACCGCAGAGTTGTTTGCAAGAGACCTGTGACTGGAGGCTTCCCACCATGCCCCTGACTTGCAAGTAGCCATCTCACGGTCACTGAGATCGCTGAGCGAGATCATAGCTGATCGTCGCACACCACCCACAATGACAGACTGTGCAATCTTGCAACAGATGTCGTGGCATTCAAGAGCAGTAAGATTACGCCCCTTAGCCTTATAGAAAGTTTGTGTTACATATCGAAACACTTCTTCTAGGGGAGCAGGTCCACTTGCCCGACCACCAAAGGTCTTGAGGCGAACACCTGATCCACGTACAAGGGAGACATCCCACTTAGGATGAATACCATTGTAAAGATTGTCAATCAATGTCCGAAGTGCATCACACCAACCTTCCCTTGAGTCAGCCACATAGATAACGTTATCCCAATCTTTGGTAATCACATTAGGTACAACAGGTAACTGATGGATGCATCGTCCTTCGACTGTGTATCCAACGCCTGTACCACACATAAGGATGTACATCAACTCACTGAATGAGGATGGTGTATTGATTTCCATGTAAGCACAATTATACAGAGCTGTGTTATCCTTGTCCAACGCAGGACCCGCAGTCATAAGACCACGCATACTGGGAAGAACCTCAAGGTTTAAGATAGCATATTTGATGTCAGTTCTATCAGCAAGAGCAGGAGCTTTTGCTGTAAAGTAATCCCACCACCTATCCACAGTCTCTTCCCAAGTCTCTCGTCTACCAAGCTCAGGCATCCATCGAGAGTAACGACTCAAGGCAATAAACTCTTGAAAGGTATTCAAGATATACCTGTCGATCCAAAGCCACCATCAGCTCTATTTGTAGTATCTAATTCGGTCATTACTTTGAATGACGGTGTCCGTATAGGTGTGATAAGTAACTGAGCTAAACGATCACCCTGTTGAAAGACCACAGTTGTACTGCATGTATTCGTAACCAACAGTTTAATTGTACCTCTATAATCAGGATCAATAACCCCAACACCATTGCATAATAGAATTCCTTGCAAGGCAATAGATGATCTTAGGTAAACTAGACCAGCTGTATCCTTAGGTAAAGCTATAGCAACACCTGTGTCAATCAATGTAGGTATATTGGGAAGCAAAGCAACTCTATTAAGACATCTTAAATCTGATCCAGCAGAGCCATCAGATTGATAGCTTGGTGTAACAGCAGTTGAACTTAGTTTAACAAGTACTTTATTAGGATCTATAAATATACTTGAGTATGATTCAAAAGTTTGAGGCGTGTTAAAGGTTGTTGTATCTGTCGTATATGTATCTTCTATCATCGTAATCCCTTTGGTTGTATTCTATAGCCCCAACTATTAGTAAGGTTTCCATAGAATTGGTTGTTTCGTACCTTTATTATACTCTCCATTACGGAGAATACGCACACATTGTGCCATTTTAACAGCGTATTCATACCCATAAATACACCCATATGCATCCACAGATTTGTCATAGGTGGCTAAGACAGCTTCAGTCCAGTACTGGGGCTGAACGGAGTCTAGTATCTTACTTGCTTTGACAGGTCCACACTTCCATACTCCAGGAATGTTATCGGTCGTATCCCCCATAAGCCATTGCTTATGAAAGTTATACTCAGCCGTCTGTGCATCTAATAACACAGGTGCTTCTTCCTTGTCAGGGTTCCAATGCCATCCCCTTACTGAGCGGAGATCCTTGTCTATGGTTACAGCGACAGCTTTAAACCCACTGGACATCATACCCATGATGTCATCAGCTTCCAAAGTAGGGATATCCAACTTGTTAGTCTTAGTTACAAGTTCGATTGCCAAGCCTAGGCACTCAGGTACCTTACGGCTACCGTCATCCCTGTGTCGCTTGTATGCTTCCCATACCTTACGTCTATAGTTATCGGACCTAGGGCAAGACACAGCTACATACACCTTGTTCACACCTTTAGGTGTCCAAGCTTTGATATCATGTATGATACGAGTCTCAAGCTCGTCAACCCCTTCTGTCTCTGCCCAGAAGGCAGCCTTATAGGCAATAATATCTCCATCTAATACAGCTACCTCAGGCATCTTCTCTATCGTCATCATCGTTATCGTCATCATCATCCTTTCTAAGTTCTTTATGTAAAGCTTCAATTATATTTTCTATAGCATCGCTACTTATTTCTGTATCTGATCTAGTAGCAACACAACCAACACAAGGACACAAATACTTATCATCATCTTGTAAGTACTCTAACCAATCATCAAAAAGTTCTGTTAACTTTGATTTAAGTTTCTCTTCTGAAGTATTATTTAATACTCTATAATGAAACATTTCTTGATAGTCTATACTACCTGCCTCTATCTTGTTTGCCATATCTTCTGATTCATGGTTTCGCCACTCACCTGTATGATCAATTAACTTTCTAGTACCATGTGCAATAAAAACTTCTAACGCACCAATCTTACGACCATACCCTACTTCATTTAAGTATCTGCAGTCATCAACTATAACGCACTTCTCATGCCATAGTTTAGGATTAACTTCTAAGTTATCAGTATCCTGTGATTTAATAGTAGCTAACCTCTCAGCAAATTTCTTTACCCAGTAATCAGGATCTTCTTTACGTTTAGTAGACCCAAGTACTTGACAAGCAATCCTATATTCTTCAGGATTCTTTTCCTTTGTTAGTCCAGTGAGTTCAACTTCCTTCTTCAGTATCTCAGCAAAAGAAAGATTGACAGGTGAATATCCTTTTTCGTAAAGGTACTTATTAAACCAATTAGCAACAGTTGTTTTACCAACACGTGCCTTACCTCCAATCATAACTACCATCATAAAGATACCTCCATAGTTGTTTAGGTGAAAAAAGTCTTGGGAAATTCTTATGATGTACATTAAGAAAATCTATAACGAATGTTGTACAGGTTGGTGGAATGTTAATCTTATCTTCTTTATTAAAATACCTAAGGAGTTGATACCATATCAAAGCCCAACGGTTTGTTTCAGGATAAGCTAAGACCCAATCAAAGGCATCTTCTCTTAGGTTTATAATACCCATGGATATCTGAGCATAAGGATCAGATCCAAATAATTTCTTGTTTAGCCCCAACCTTACGACCCTTGGTTTTGATCCATCAACAGTAATTAATACTAGTTTATAAGCATTAAACCTTAACTCAAGATGTACATGAG